GTACCTACACAGTGCATAGCTGTAGAGTCAGATACACAGTCTTTCCTTGTAAATGGTTACACCATAACCCATAACACCACATTATTTGGTGAGTATTTATTCTTGTACCTGGGAGTCTACGGTAGACTGCCTGGCTTTGGTCAGGTAGACATTGCACTGTATGTGTCTGACAGTATAGAGAATGGTGTTAAGAACATGCGTAAGAATCTGGAGTTTCGCTGGGAGAACTCAGACTTCTTACGGCAGTATATTCCTAGTATAAAGTTTACTGACATTCGTTGGCAGTTCACTAATGCTGATGGCAAGCTATTCATTGTCAAAGGTTATGGTGCGCAAACGGGTATACGGGGAGCCAAGGAGATGGGTAAGCGCCCTACACTTGCAGTACTTGATGATTTGATCAGTGATGAAGATGCCAGATCACCTACAGTCATTAAGAGTGTTGAGGACACCGTGTATAAGGCAGTGGATTATGCGTTGCATCCTACCAATAATAAAGTCATCTGGTCAGGTACACCTTTTAATGCCAAAGATCCATTGTATAAAGCAGTAGAGTCAGGGGCTTGGGCAGTTAATGTTTATCCGGTATGTGAGAAGTTTCCCTGTAAGCGGGAAGAGTTCGTAGGTGCTTGGACAGATCGTTTTACTTATGATGCGGTAAAAGATAAATATGATAAGGCTTTAAAAGCAGGAAAGATTGATTCGTTTAACCAAGAGTTAATGCTGAGGATTATGTCAGATGAAGATAGATTGATCCAGAACAGTGATATTTCTTGGTTCAAGAGAAGCACAGTACTGAATAACAAAGGCTTGTTTAACTTCTATATCACTACTGACTTTGCAACCAGTGAGAGATCCAGTGCTGATTACAGTGTAATTTCAGTATGGGCATACACCAGTAATGGTGATTGGTTATGGGTTGATGGTATAGTCAAGCGACAACTGATGAGTGATAACGTCAATGACTTATTCCGCTTGGCTCAGATGTATGCACCACAACAAGTGGGTATAGAAATATCAGGACAGCAAGGTGGATTTGTCTCATGGATTCAAGATGAGATGATGGTAAGAAATATCTACTTTCCTTTAGCGAGTGAAGGTAACAACTCTAAACCAGGTATCAGACCCAATACTAATAAGCTAGTTAGGTTTAACATCATGGTTCCTTTATTTAAGCTAAATAAAATAAAGTTTCCAATAGAGAGAAAAGAATCAGAAGAGATGTTAGAATGTATGGACGAACTAACTTTAGCAGCAGTTTCGGGCTTCAAGTCAAAGCATGATGATTTTGTAGATACTATTTCGATGCTTGGTTCACTAACTCCTTGGAAGCCAAGTAAGCAATCAGAAGGTCTAACACAAGATGCCAATGGTATTTGGGAAGAAGATATGGAAGATCCTGTAAATTCTTTAGACTCTTACATTTTTTGAGTAACTAACAATGGAAAACCAAAATGCGCGTTAGTACACTACTGGATTACTTAGTAAATAGTGAGTTAGCTAGTCTAGCAATTAATGATCTTTCAAAAGAAGCCAATGTAACTAAAATACTCAGTTACCTTAATAGATCATTGGCAGAAGTTAATAAAGAATTTCTGTTGAACCAAGCAGAGCAGGTCATTCCCTTAAGTCCTGGTAAGGCTAAGTACTACATCAATGATGAAAAGCTTATAAAGGTAATAGCTGCCTACAATTCCTTGGGTGTAGAGCTGTCCCTCAATGATGAGAATGACCAGTTAAATACTGTTTATATCCCAGAGTACAATGCTATTGAGTACTTTGGTTTAAACAACGCAACTAATATAATTGAGGATTTCTTATCCATCATCTATCTTAGAGGATTCTCAACGATCACATCTTCATTGGATACCGTTAGGGTTAATGAAGCTATGACGGAGTGTATTACCAGTTATGTAGGCTACTTGGCTCATGCTGCACTACCTAAGAACTCAGGCAATGCAGCTGGAGCCTATTTCCAAAAGTACCTTGCTAGTGTTATCAAGACCAAAGAGTTAAACATTGTTCCTGAAAGTTTATACGTTAGTACTAAGTTAGATGTTAGGGGTTTTATATGAGAAAGCTAACTATATTTAAGCAAGCAATAGCCTATGCAAGCCCTTCGGATACTGCCGGACTTTACCTGGTAGTTAATCGACTGGATAAGATTGTTTATGTATTTGATCCAGCATTCATACATCTAATAAGATACGCAATGGCTACCTTCTGCACTTCTGAGATGAGTGCAGAGCAGTTGGCTCTATTTTTAGCTTACATTGATGCCTTTAATGGTGTTACTGCTTTTACCGCTTTAACTTCATCTCTTGATGAAGTGCTAGTTAATCTCGCATTGAGTATTGAAGATGCGTCTGCCCTTACTTGTGGTCAATCAGCAAGCTTTGAGTATGCGCTTATTGGCGTAGACATTAATTTATAGGAAAAAACATGGCTGGAAATTTAGTAGATTTTATTAGTCTTATTAAAGATATAAGAGGTAATCAATTTGATCCCGCTACGGGACTGCCTATCAATGGTAAGTGGTTTGATATTAAAGGGTGGCATACCTCGGTAAGTAGTAGTGCTGCTCAGGTAGCTACTGATCTAGCGGCAGTATTGGTAGCTAAAGATGCTGTGGGTAATGCTACCGCAGATGCAGCAAGTGCCTTGGCATCTAAGAACGCTGCTTTGGCTTCTGAACAAGCGTCTGCTGCAAGTCTTTCTGCGGTAGTTGCAAGTGCGGCTACAGCCTCAACTAAGGCTAGTGAGAGTTCATCTAGTGCTACTCTGTCTACTACCTATTCTGCTGCTGCCGTAGCTGCTAACACAGCTTCAGGTAACTCCGCAACGGCTGCTGCTGCCAGTGCATTAACTGCATCTACCGCAGCAACCACAGCTACTTCTTCTAAGAATGCTGCTGTTGTAGCAGAAACTAATACACTCACCTATAGTGCTACTGCGAGTACTTCAGCAACTAATGCAGCTAACTACTCTACTTCCGCTTCTAACTCCGCCACAGCAGCTTCCACTAAAGCCACTGAAGCTACGGCCCAGAGAGCTTTAGCTGCTGCCTGGGCTATAGCCGCAGAGAACCTGCCTGTAAATGATGGTGTAAACCCCGCAGGCTTTTCTGCGTATCACTGGGCTTTACAAGCACAGGCAGCTGTCGGTGGTGTAGTCAACATATCTGACCTGGGCGATGTTCCTGCCTTGACAGGTGGAGCTAATAAATATTTAAGGGTTAACGCAGGTGCAACAGCTATTGAGTTTGACGCATTGACTAAAGCAGATGTGGGCCTAAATCTTGTAGATAACTATGCCGACATAGATAAAGTTATTTCTAATGCAGTGCAGGCAGCATTAAATACTAAAAGTAATCAATCTGCACTGGATACTACCATAGCTAGGGTGACTACCGTAGAAGGTAATACTTCTGGGTTAGCTATAGCACCGGCTGCTGGCTCTGATCCTATCAGAGTACTCGTTGATAAGATGGTGTACACCTCAGCAACACAAGTACTGGCAACATTACAGGATGCTGCATTAACTACTTTTGGTTTACTTAAAGCAGCCCTCGCTGCTGAGACAATAGGAACATATTAATATGGCTTTAAAAGATGTAATAAAGAAAGGCTCTGGCGCACCTGCACCAACTGATTTAATTACAGGTGGTATTGGTATAGATACTGCTAATAAGCGACTGTACTTTAAAGCTGCTGACGGTACAGTTGTACCCCATGATCTTAATACACCAGCGGGTAGTATTAGCGCCACAACTGTTCAGGGTGCAATCAACGAGTTGGATACTGAAAAAGCAGCTAAAGGCGCTAATTCAGATGTTACCTCGCTCAACGGTATTACATCACTCAATGGTGGTCAACTGGCGGGGCTGAGGAATCGGATTATTAACGGCAACTTTGCTATTAACCAAAGAGCCGTAACAGGTACAGTAACGCTTGCTGAGGGTATCTACGGCCATGACCGCTTTAAAGCTGGGGCAGGTGGATGCACCTATACCTTTGCCACCGCGTTAAACGTGACCGCGATTACCATTACTGCTGGCACATTACAGCAAGTCATTGAAGGGCTTAACCTGCAATCAGGTACGCATACTTTGTCATGGGCAGGTACGGCAACGGGTAGAGTAGGCACTGGAGCTTATGCTGCGACTGGCGTACAGGGTACTGCCATTGGTGGGACTAATCAGACTGTTGAGTTTGGTACGGGTACGTTAAGTAAGGTTCAGTATGAAGAGGGAACTACTGCTACACCGTTTGAGAATAGACCTTATGGTTTAGAATTAAGTCTATGTCAGCGGTATTATGAGATAGTCAGTAATTATGGATTTACTTTTGATGTTATTCCAAGTGGTGCATTAATAAGTAATTCTTATGGGATTTGTAGACAGTTTTATTTTAAAG